GTTTACAAAATTCATTGCCAAACTAAGAAGAAAGTTTGGAACAATGTTTGATGATTTACTTAGAACGCAATTAGTTCTTAAAAATATTATAACTGAAGAAGATTGGAAAAGTATTAAGGATGATTTGTACTACGAGTTTGCACAGGATACTTACTATGCAGAATCTAAGAATCAAGAAATACTTAGAAGTCGAGTAGAAGTGTTGAACGGTATGTCAGCATACATAGGAACTTTATTTAGTAAGTCTTATGTACAAAAACAAGTGTTAATGCTCACTGACGAAGAAGTAGAACAAATAGATATGGAACTAAAGATGGAACAACCTTTAGAGCAAAGTGAAGAAACAGGAGAACAATGATGGATCAACAAGCAGCTATCAGAGATATGATGAATAGTATGGCACAAGGTAAAGCCAGTGAGGTTCAAGATACTTTTGACAGTCTCATGCAACAAAGAGCTAATGATGCAGTAAACGATTACAAAGTAGAATTATCAAAATCAGTTTTTAAAAATCCAGATTTAGAAGCAATGGGTTTGGCAGACGGTGAAGATCATATACTAGAAGTAGACCCTGCCGCAGAACCCGAAACTATCGAAACGGGAGAAGAAAATGAAGACGTTTAAGCAGTTTAGAGAAGGAGTAGAGGTAGATATTCAGGAAGCACCTGTTGATGGTGTAGCTAAAGGATCACTACCCGATGACCAACATATGTGTGCAACTAAAATCTTCAAAGAAGGTTGGGGTGAAGGTACTCCTATTTTTGGTGAACACGCTGTGCCTGACGCAGATGGTAATGTTTCATGGTACAAAGTTATGTTTGAGCATGGCATTGAAACAGTAGAAATTGCCGAAGAAGGAGTTGAAGTATTAGAAGAAGGCTCTCACGGCAACCACAAAAAGAAAAAGTAAGGGGAACTAAATGGCGGTCACAGTAGACGTACTAAAGTTGACACAGGTCCAAGGTGTTGTGGCCGTCAGAGGCACAGCAGCCACCGGTACTATCGCTTTAGCAACAACATTAAAAAAATCGACAGAAACACAGTCTAGCCCTGTAGCTAACATCAAAGGGTTACAGTGGGCATTGTCTACTTCAGCACGTGCTTATGTTCAACGCAACTCTAAAATTCTTTACGAGTGTGTTGATTCAGGAAGCATAGACTTTTACGGTTGGGCAGACACAGATGAAAATGACCAAGATATTGAAGTGGTTATTTCAGGCGGTAATGGCGGCACAGTTATTGTAGAATGTGCTAAAGTATCTGGTTACGGTTCACAACAGCATCAGGACGCTGACGGAGACTTAGGCTAATGAAACTAATAAAAGAACTTAACGAGGATCTGCAATTTATTGTAGAAGAAAACGAGGAAACAGGTAAAAAGAACCTGTATATTGAAGGTGTTTTCCTTCAGTCTAACTTGCAGAATCGAAACGGTCGAGTATATCCCAGAGAAATTATGCAACGGGAAGTTGACCGTTATATGAAAGAACAAGTAGCAACCAAAAGAGCGTATGGTGAACTCGGTCATCCCGAAGGTCCTAGTATTAACTTGGACCGTGTTTCACATATGATTACCTCTCTTAGAGAAGATGGTAATAATTGGATAGGAAAAGCAAAAATCCTTGACACTCCTATGGGTAATATTGCTCAAAGCCTTATCAAAGAGGGAGCAGGACTAGGCGTTTCATCACGTGGTCTTGGCTCATTGAAAGAAAACAGCGAAGGCATTAACGAAGTACAAGATGACTTCATGCTTGCTACAGCAGCAGATATTGTTGCTGACCCTTCAGCCCCTGATGCTTATGTTCAGGGTATCATGGAAGGCAGAGAGTGGGTATATGTTAAAGGCGTTTGGCAAGAAAGAGAAATTGAAGAAACGCAGCAGTTTATTAAGAAAGCAAGTAGTAAGGACCTCGCTGAGGCTAAAATGCAGGCTTTCCAAACATTTTTAAATAAGTTATCTAATATTTAATTTGTATAAATATACAAGACAGTTATAAATCTAACCGAAAGGAGATAAAACGATGGGTGTAGAGTCTAAAATCAGAGAGCTTATGGAAGGTTCAGCAAACCGTCCTAAAGACAAGCTCACTGCTCGTGACGATAGCAACCCTACTCAAGGTGATTCAAACCCCAATCCTGAGCAACAGGACCTTTCAGGTACTGGCAATGCTGAGGGTGGTTTGACTTCAACCGTGGGTAAGGCTGCTTCCGCTAAGGCGAGCAAAGATGGAACTCTTCCTGCAGGTAACGGTGCTAAAGAAGCTCCTGCAAACTTTGTCAACGACAAGCCAAGCGAAACTGATGTGATGAAGAAGGCGTCTGCCGGAAACGTACATCAGGAAGAAGCAGAACTTGAAGATGAAGAAGTGATTGTAGAAGATGAAGCCGTTGAGGAAGATGCAGAAATTGTTGAAGAAGAGGAAGTTGCGGTTGACGAAGTAATTTACGAAGAAGACCTCAAAGCCCTTTTTGAAGGTGATGAAAACCTCACTGAAGAATTTAAAACTAAAGCAGCTGAAATTTTTGAAGCTGTTGTTACTTCCCGTGTAGCGAGTGAAGTAGAAGCAATCGAAAACGACCTTGTTGAGCAAGCAAATGAAGCGTTTGAATCAGAGCTTGAGCAAATGGTTGAAAACATCGACAAGTATCTTTCTTATGTAACTGAACAGTGGATGGCTCAAAACGAGCTTGCCATTGAAAGTGGTCTAAGAACTGAAGTTACTGAGTCTTTCATCAAAGGACTACAGCAAGTTTTCACTGAGAACTATATTGAAGTTCCTGAAGAAAAGTATGAAGTTCTTGATGAGATGCAAAAGAAGATTGACGAACTGCAAACTAAACTGGATGAGCAGGTTCAGACTAACATGGATTTGACTACCGAATCCGTATCACTCAAGAAGCAAAACATTATAGGTGTTGTTTCAGAGGACCTAGCAGATACAGAGGCAGAGCGATTTATTACTTTGGTTGAAGATGTTGCTTACACTAGTGCAGATTCATATGAAGCAAAACTTAAAATCATTAAGGAAAACTATTTCCCTAAAGATACAGTAGAAGCTGATAGTGTTCTAGAAGATACAGTAGACGAAATTGATGAAAATACTAATTCAGTTATGTCTAAGTATGCTAGTGCAATTTCTAAATCGACTAAGTTTTAATTACCAAAAACACTTTTTTTATAAATATAATAAGTTAGAACGAAAATAACTGAAACAAGGAGACATTTAAATGTTTTTATCAGAACAAGTTGAGAAAAAGTGGGAGCCTGTTCTTAACCACGATAATCTTCCTAAGATTGAAGATTCGTACAAAAGAGCGGTAACTGCTGTAGTTCTCGAAAACCAAGAAAAAGCGTTGCGTGAAGAGCGGACTGCTCTTTTTGAAACACCTCACGCTAACCAAACTGGAGCTTCTGTAGACAACTATGATCCTATCCTCATCAGCCTGGTAAGACGAGCTCTTCCAAACTTGATGGCATATGACGTAGCTGGTGTACAGCCTATGACTGGACCTACTGGTTTGATCTTCGCTATGAAGTCACACTACACTAGTCAAACTGGTACTGAAGCATTGTTTAACGAAGCTGATACTGATTTTTCAGGTGAAGGTACTCACGCAGGTTCTAACCCTGTTGACGGTGCTTACACTACTGGTACTGGTGTTGCTACAAGCTCAGCAGAAGATTTCGGTGACTCAGTTACTTTGAATCAAATGGCTTTCAGCATTGAGAAGACCACTGTGACTGCAAAGTCAAGAGCTCTCAAAGCAGAATACACTGTTGAATTGGCACAGGATTTGAAAGCGATTCACGGACTGGACGCAGAAGGCGAACTTTCCAACATCCTTTCACAAGAGATCCTTGCTGAAATCAACCGTGAAGTTATCCGTACTATTTACAAGGTTGCAAAGACTGGTGCAGCATCAACTGCTACTCCTGGTACTTTCGACCTAGACGTTGACTCAAACGGACGTTGGTCAGTTGAGCGATTCAAGGGCTTGTTGTTCAACATCGAGCGTGACGCCAACGTAATTGCACAAGATACACGTAGAGGAAAAGGTAATTTCATTATTTGTTCTTCTGACGTAGCTTCTGCTCTTGCAATGTCAGGTGTACTTGATTACGCCCCAGCACTTAACACTAGCTTGAACGTAGATGACACTGGTAACACTTTCGCAGGTGTACTGAATGGTCGTTTCCGTGTTTATGTTGATCCTTACTCAGCAAACACTGGTGCAGCATCACAGTTCTACGTAGCTGGTTATAAAGGCACAAGCGCATATGACGCAGGTCTTTTCTACTGTCCATATGTTCCACTTCAAATGGTTAGAGCTATCGACCCTGATACTTTCCAACCAAAGATTGGTTTCAAGACTCGTTACGGCATGATTGCTAATCCTTACGTAACACAGTCTGACGGTACTACTGACGCAGATACTTTCACTGCCGACCGTAACCAATACTACAGAAGTGTTAAAGTTACAAACTTGATGTAACAACAAAAAGAATACCTTAAGGTATCATTTTTAAAGGGGCCATGGACGGCCCCTTTTTTTATCTATAGAATAAAACTGTTATAAATATAGTTACACTTAAAACAGGAGTGTATACATGAAAAAATATTTACTTTTAGCACTATTGCCTTTCAGCGCAATAGCACAAACATACACAGATGATGTAGCAGAAATCATAAACAACAACTGTGTAACGTGTCACCGTCCTGGTGGCGTAGGTCCAATGAGTTTTGAAACTTACGATCAAGTTAGACCTTGGGCTCCTCTTATTCAAATGAGAGTTGCTAATAGAGAAATGCCTCCTTATGCTTACGACCAGCATATTGGCATTCAGGATCTTGAAGGCGACTGGAGACTGTCTGATGAGCAAATTGCAACTGTTGTTGATTGGGTAAATGCAGGTTCACCTTATGGTGACACTGATATTGTACCTCAACTCCCTGAAATGCCAGATCCAGATGATTGGCGTTTCGCTGCAATGTTTGGACAACCAGACCTTATTGTTCCTTCACAAGCATATGATATTCCTGCCAACGGTAATGACTTGTGGAGTAAAGAGTTTGTTAATCCTGGGCTCACAGAAGACAGATGTATCAAAGCAGTACAAGTTAAGCCCCGAGGCGATGCTGCTGCTGTAGTACATCACGCTAACTCAGATGTGTATATGTATGACGAAGAAGGTGAGCTTGTTCCATACGGACAGTTAACCGAATACGCAATGGGTAAGTGGGGTGAGTTAATGCCAGAAGGTGTTTGTCGTACCATGCCTGCCAATTCACTTGTACGTTGGGACATTCATATGTTTCCAGGCGGTGTAGGTGCAACTGCTGAAGGTGGTATGATTAAAGACAATGTCGTGGAGATTGGTCTTTGGTTCCACGATGAAGATTATACAGAAGTAAATGATGTGTATAATCAAGACCTTCGTTTGTATCCTTTGAGAGAAGGTTATGAGAATGGACATCTCATTGTTCCACCTCATGGATATGCAATGACTCAAGGCTTCCATAGCTTTGACCATCCTGTCCGTATTGATAGTTTTCAACCACACGGACATCTGCGTATGAACGCAGCAAGTTTAGAAATCTTTTATCCTGATACAGGTAGAACTGAATCAATATCACAGATTTCTAATTGGTCAGCAACGTGGCATCACAGTCACATTTATGCTGAAGATGTAGCTCCTTTGTTACCGACCGGGGCTGTTTTAGTAATTAAGCAGTGGTATGACAATACTGCTGATAATCCTAATAATCCTGACCCTGACCAATGGGTATATGGTGGTAGCCGAACGGGTGATGAGATGTCGCATGCGTGGATAGCTGTTACTCATTTAGACGATGAAGGATATGAAACTATATTAGCTGACCGAAGAGAAAAGGAAGCAAGGAGTTTAGCAGCAAGTGATGATTAGAATATTATTTTTGATGGGACTTTTGTCTCAATATACAATAGCACAAGAAACTGATTTTAGTATTATTGAAACAAATTGGAGAGTATGTGCTACTTGTCATGGTAATAATGGTGAGGGGAAGCCTGGCTTCCCTTCACTAAACAAACTAACAAGTGAGTATGTCATTGAAGCACTGAGCGATTATAGAGATAGTGTTTATAGAGGTGACCAAAGCGCTATCATGTTTGGTATGGCAGCTGCACTTACTGATGAGCAAATTGAATTGCTTGGAAAGTATGCAGAAGAGGTTTTGAATGATGATTAGAATATTATTTTTGATGTTGGTATCTTTTACAGCATCAGCACAAAATTTTGCCCTGCTTGATACAGAGGGCAATTATCATCTGATGAGATACTATGGTAATTATGATAAGATTGCCATTATGACAGCATCAGCGCAAAGTAGTGAAAAAGCAAAGCAAGCATTTTTTGGTACTATCAATAGCGTAGGAAACGAAAAGACTAAATTCTTTTTCCTTAATCCTACTGGTGAGTCTAGAGATACGGAACAAAATGCAGTAAATGAAAATGTTGCTATGCTGATGGATGATGCTAAGATTGTGTCTAAGGCTTTACGTCTTACACAATTAAATGAAGTTGTGTATATGGATCCTATAACAGGAGAAATTATTTACCGTTCTGTTATAGAAGATGGCGCACCAATTGAAACTGATTGGGGTGAACCTTCTTATACAAATGATATAGCACCAATACTTATTGATAACTGTATTACCTGTCATAGGTATGGTGGTATAGGACCTTGGGCAATGACTAATCATCAAATTGTTCAAGCATTTGGTCCTGCAATAAACGAAGCGTTGCTTACATTGCGTATGCCACCAGGACAATTAGATCCTACAATTGGTGAGTTTACGAATGACATGAATCTGACTGTTGATGAGCAACAAAAAATTATACAATGGATAGCAAATGGAGCACCTGCAGATTATGAATAAATTATTAAGCATAATACTACTATTGCCTTCACTAGCTTTTGGTCTTGAAGAACCAAAATATGAAATGATAGGTGAATATGATGGTATTGAATATAGAGAATACGCCGACTATATTGTTGTTGAAACATTAGTTGAAGGAGACCATTCAAGAGACGAGGCTTCTAACATTGGCTTCAGACGATTGTTTAGATACATCACTGGAGAAAATGATGGTGGTGCAGAAATTAGTATGACTGCACCTGTACAAGTAGCAGAACCTCAAGGAGCAGAGATAGCAATGACTGCTCCCGTGCAAAGCGTAAACACGGAACAGGGGTGGACTATATCATTCGTTGTTCCAGGAAAATATACTTGGGATACTGTACCACAGCCCACAAACCCAGATGTTTACTTACGACAAGCAGCACCTGGAAAAATTACAGCCGTGATACGATTCTCTGGTAGATGGACTGAGAAAAATGCACTAAAGGCACGTAATAAGTTATATGAAAAGTTAGAAGAAGTAAATGTTTCACCTGTAAGTAAACCAATTATAGCTGCATATAATTCACCTTTTTCAATCCCTTGGTTTCGTAGAAATGAAATCTTGGTAGAGGTGGATACTGCACCACTAGAATACATTCTTTAGGAGACTACGATGAATAAATGGCTGGCACTCTTAACAGTATTGCCAACACTAGCATTAGCAGAAGATCCCCTCGCACTATATGAGGCTCCGACCACAAAATGGACTGGAGCTTTAGAATTAAACCGAGAGCCAGATCTAATTATAGATCTACCACCACAAGAAATACCTGCCACTGGTATGATTCCATATCGTTATGTGACAGTAGATATTCCTCTCGAGGAA